GAATTGTGCAGATTTACCTTTGATACTTTTTTGTTTAATCACTTTCATTTTCTAGGGGTAATTATTTCAGACACACCTCACGAAACTAGGGAAGCGAATAAGAGGATGAAGAACATTATTAAAAGTTTCAAGCATCACATGAATCATGAACTCTTATCTCACCAAACAAAGGTTGAAGGAGGTTTGAAACTGCTTGGAATGGCAGAAAGCGAACTCGAAAGAAAGGAGGCTGTATTGATAATTGAAAACGCATCGGCAGCGTTAAGGCTTGCAATTATTTCGGCTAATACCAAGATATGAAAACGATTTTATTTCTTTTTATTTCGCTGTCAATTTCAGCACAAAAGTATCGTGTTCGGGCAGTTAAGGATTCAGTATTTATAGTTGACACTTTGCCGATCGGTCATTCGCTTAAAGTCTGGAGTCCCTACGTTAAGGATTTCCTGCTCACACTAACCAATCCTGATGGGTACATTGTCGATGTTATGCAGCCACACACGAATGGATGGAAGCGAAAGGAGGATATTAAAGGTTGGTATTCTTATGAATTAATTTGGTTTGATTTCAGAGGTAAAAGATCGGTTAAATCGGGGAAGGTTTTTGTGTTATGAATCGGTACTTAATAGGCTTGATTTTAGTTCTGTCATTTGCTTTGATCCTGATCACTCAAAAGGCATGCGATTACAAGACTGAATCAGAAAGGCACGAATCAAACGAATACGCATTGATGAATCCATCACGGGGCAGAGTTGTAAATCTTACGAAAGATCAGTTTGAAGATCGTTTAGGGTTCAAGATTGATTCTCTAAATAAGCTACATAAAGAGCGCATGAAGCACATTAAAGGACTAACTACCATTAAGACAAAGATAGTTCGCCAAAACGTACCAATGGAGGTCATACGATATGATACAGTTACACGCATAAGGGAGTTGGCTTACTTGGATTCGTGCTTTTCAGTTTCAATAATAGATACCACACTCAGCATCCAATTCAATGACACTATTCAAATCGTAAACTACATGGGTAAACGATCAAAAAAGTTTTTGTTTATTCGCTACGGAAAACGACACGAACACGTTAAGGCATTTTCTAAATGTGGAACTATTGAAATCGGTAGTGTTAAGGTGGTTAAGGAGTAACCAATCAGATTTAGGTTCGTAAAAGTAACGCATGAAAATAGCAATTGATATAATCAAGAAATTCGAAGGGGGCAAGTTGACAAGTTACAAATGTCAAGCAGGGATATGGACAATTGGTTACGGAAGCACTTATTACGAGAATGGCAACAAGGTTAATTCCGGAGATGCAATCAGTCAGCAGCGTGCAGAATCATTATTATTAACCACAGTAACCAAGTTTGCATCGGAAGTGAATAAGATCGTTAAATCGCCTGTAAATGATAATCAGAGATCCGCATTAATATCATTTGCCTTTAACTTGGGAGTTGGTGCATTGAAAAAATCAACTCTGCTGAAATTAGTGAACGCAAATCCAAACGACAAGCAAATAGCGCATGAGTTTATGAAATGGGTAAATGCAGGAGGCAAACCATCTAATGGGTTAATCAATCGCAGGAGGGCAGAATTGCATCTTTATTTTAGCTGAAATGCCAGTAAGAAAGAAATGGTTTGAAAAATATTTAACTTGGTCAAATGCAGCATTGTTTCTGATCATGCCTATCCTGTTTTATTTCGGCTTTGGATTATTAACCGGCAGAATGAAATCTGAAACAGCAGCCGCAGGGATGATTACTTGGTCAGGTGTTGGTACTGGTCTTGCCTTGATGATACAACAGTTTAAAAAGAAACCTGATGGGGAGTGATACTGTAATATATTATGGTTGGTCGGAGAATCCTCGCCAATTTCCTGACACGATGCCTGATGGTCGGGTTTTTATTTCGCAGGATATTATTGGAGTTGATACGTTCAACTATTACACATGGCTTCCAATTCCAAAACCGACTATCTTTCAACCTATGGAAATCACAATTACTCAGCATCCAATAACTGCTCCCAAACATCACATTGAAATATATTCGCATCCTGTTGTTGCAAAGCCTTTAAAATGGGAGCAGTCAGGTTCGATGCTTTCTTACTGCGGATTTTCGTTAGGTGTTGCGATTTGGTTAGGGTGCATATCCGCAAAACTTTTTCGCCTATCGGTCTGAATGGTGGTTTATTGGGTGGGTTTGTATCGCAAATTAGGGAGTTATACGCAATTAAAAAATACTTGTTTGACTTCGGTAGGCTTCTATTCTTTTGTTTGCCTTTTCAAAGTAGTCTTTATCAATTTCGCAAGCGGTTAAATCAAATCCTAAGTCATCACAAGCAATCGCAATGCTTCCACTTCCTAAATGGCTGTCAAATATTTTGTTGCCTTCTTCTGCATATTCATTTAGCAAATATCTATAAAGTTCAACAGGCTTTTGTGTTGGGTGTATGCTTCCGCCTTTTTGTGCTATTAAACCACGATTAAATGTGAATATTCGTGTTGGTTTATTAAAGCTACTATAGGCAAGTTCGCAATCACTCATAGTTAAGCCATGCTGTCCTTTATCCCATACAATCCACCCTTTAGTTCCTTTTTGTAAATTGGCAACAAAATAATTTGCACCCCACACAATTTGATTTTTAGATATTCTTTCAAGTTCTCTAAAATATTCATCAGTAGGTATTGAATTATCCCATCCTTTAAAATCGTGTGCTTTTCTGTTATGTTTAGGGTTTTTACAAATACTTTCTTTTTGTCCGTCAATACCTATACCATAAGGTGGGTCAACAATAGCTAAATCAAATTGTTTATCCTTGCATTGCTTCATAAAAGGCAAACAATCTACGTTATATAAGTCAATTTTACTTCTGTACATAACAAGTATTTTTAAACTGCGTATAACAGCGGTTTTGCGTCATTGGGGCTTTAGTGCTATCTATAATCATTTGTGCTTAAATTAAAATTTGTACTCCTTATCGGCTTTAGTGCTGGAAATCCCCAACGAACGCAAAGCCACAAACCGTTAGGTGCAAGCTGTGAGAACGACCGACCATTGTTCAGCCATTGCTTTTGCTACACCTGTAAAAGTCTTACTACTTTCTTTTTGAGTGATGCTTTTCGGAGTTGCTTTTTGTCCTCTTTTTGCACCGCCAGTATTTGAAGGTAAGTAAGGTTTATATTCTGTTTTAATATCCGTTGGTTTTAATTTTGGTAATCCTTTTAACCATAAATGAGTTCTCTTTGAGTATTCGTGTCCGTACTCATAAGGCTGTATCACTTGCGTTTCTTTTGGTAATCCAACCACTTTTAAAGGCAAAGGATTTTCAACAGCAATAAATGGTATACCAGCATTTAAGCATTTCATAAAAAACTCTTTTGCTTCCATTGCTAATTTTAATCTTTTAGAGCAAATTTCGCCAGCCTTTGGGTACATCCATCTTGCACCTGCTCTACTCATAAAAGTACAAGGCGGATGGAATATTCCTAATTGTGGTTTAATCAATTCTATTGCATCAAATACACTCATTTGTAAGTGCCATTCAGGATGTCCACCACTACATTCTTGTAAATCGCAAGAGTAAGCTTCATATCCTAATTCTCTAAATGCTTTTGTTACCTCTTGACTTTCCTCACAGCCAACGAGAACACGAAAGCCTGCACCTAACACTGCATTGGCAATATTGGGGCTTCCGCACTTAATTTGAGCTTTTGTGCTTTCCACTATCATTTGTTTTTAATTTAAACTTTTGTACTTTCTAATCCCCAACATCGCCAATGCTTTTACGTTATAACCTACCTCCATCCCTCATCCTCATCGCTATCATTCTCAATTCTTCTTCGTGATCTTTTGGATGTCAACAGCGAAATCATTGCTGCCCAAATTACTAATATGCCGATAACTAGGTAGTCTTTCATCGTGCTTTAATTTTAAGTTGGTTCTCCTTATAACACTCCTTAATCGCCTTTAGCAGTTCAAATGCTAATTTAGGTGTAATATTCTCACGTCCTGTTTCGATCTGACTTATAAACGAGGCATTAGCATAGCCCATCGCATCGGCAATCTGTTGCTGTGTTACTCCTTTAAGTTTTCGCAGCTTCCAAATTTGGAGGGAAAAAGGTTCTGGTTGTTTCATGCCGACAAAGATAAAAACATTTTCCTAATAAAAAAATTAGGTTTATTGAATATGTTTGCCTTATCTTTGCCGAAACAAAAAAACTAAACCATGAAACAAATTCAACCAACCAATCTTCAAGTATTCGCAATGGGCTTGTCAGCTATTATTGCAGGAGGTATGCTTTGCTCATTTATGTGGGCTATTATTGATTTACTAATTAAATAAACAACTAAACATGGGACTACCAAAAGGAAGGTCTAACAATTTAAACGGGAGACCTATTGGATCAGTAAATAAAGACAAGGCTTTGGTCACATCTTTTTTAGACTATTTAGTAGATAGCGGTTTTGAAAAATTCGAGATTGAGATGAACAAACTAAAAGGAAAGGACTACATAAAAATATTTTTATGTATCGCAAAAATAATGTCTCACGATAGAAGCCACGTACAAGCAAATGAAAAGTTAATTCAATTTTTTAACCAAAAAATAAAACAAGATGGGACTAATTAGCAAAGAAAAAGCAAGTAGTAAAGCAATATTTGATCATTTGTGTGATCAGATGCACAAGTTAAGCGCAAAGTTAATCAGCGTTGAAGATGCAAAGGCACAAGCAAACCTCGCAAAACAAGCAAATAATGTTATGAAGTATGAACTTGACAGGGGAATTGCTTATGCAAAGTTTGGAGATAAGATGCATATTTTTGAACTAGACCGTTAAAATTTAATTTTACTAATTAACAACTAAACAATCATGGAAAACACACCCGTAAAACAAACCAATTCAATCAAATCATTCTTTGAGCAAGAATCTGTTAAGAATAGATTTCAAGAAATGCTTGGCAAAAAAGCAACTCCATTTCTAGCTTCAATCGTTCAGATTACAGCTAACAATTCGATGCTTAAAAATGCCGATCCGATAAGCATCTATAACTCTGCTTTGATGGCAGCTACTTTGGATTTACCGATTAATCAGAACTTAGGATTCGCCTACATTGTTCCTTATGGTAAAGCAGCCCAGTTTCAAATTGGATGGAAAGGAATGGTTCAACTTGCACAGAGATCAGGTCAGTACACAGCTATTAACGTGATTGAGGTCTACGAGAATCAATTTGAATCATTCAACACATTGACCGAAGAAATGAAAGCGGATTTCTCAATACCGGGAGATGGAAAGGTAGTTGGTTATGTAGCTTATTTCAGATTGATTAACGGATTCGAAAAAACTAGCTTCTGGACAATTGACAAAGTTACGAAGCATGGCAAGAAATATTCCAAGTCATTCAATGGATCTTCATCGCCTTGGCAATCTAGCTTTGATGAAATGGCAAAAAAAACTGTTCTGAAATCAACTTTGTCAAAGTGGGGTATTCTGTCAATCGAAATGCAAACTGCTGTTAGAGTTGATCAGGCAGTTATTAAGGATGATCTAGGTAATGAAGTTGAGTATATTGATCACGAGGAAATGAAACCAGATCCAAAGATTGAACGCATGAAAGCCTTAATTGAATCAGCAACATCAACAATTGAACTTGATGGGTATTCTGCCGATGTTCCGAATGAATTGCAAGAGGAGTTCCAAGATAAGTACATGAGTTTATTAGATGCGAAATGATGGACTTTAGCAAAGTATTATTCAGATGTTCATCACTTGGTAAATTAATGACAGAGCCTCGGAGTAAATCCGAGGTTCTATCCTCAACCTGCATCGATGAACTTATTAAAGTGTACGCAAAAGTAAAGTATGGCAGAAGTAGAGATATCACTTCTAAGTACCTAGAAAAAGGAATCGCAATGGAGGAAGAAGCTATTACGCTATATTCCAAATTCAAACGGGATTACTTTGTGAACAACAAGGCAAGGATGAGCAATGATTTCATCACAGGTGAATGGGATATTCTAAAAAGCGAGGTTGTAACCGATACAAAATGCAGTTGGGATTTGATCACATTCTTAAAGGCTTCCAAAGGTGAGATAAACAAAGACTACTTCTATCAGCTTCATGGCTACATGGCATTGACTGGGGCTAAATCTGCGGTTGTTGCCTATTGTTTGGTGAATACTCCTGAGAATCTTGTTCAATCTGAGATCAAATCAACTTGGTATAAGACAGGTTGTCCCGATGAAAACTCCGATGAATGGCAAAATGTGGTGCAAGAAATCCAAATGCTCGGAAAATACGACGATATTCCTGTGCAAGAACGAGTATTTGAGTTCAATATTGAGCGAGATGAGGCGGTAATTGAGAAAATAAACACACGTGTAAGTCAATGCAGACAATGGATGCAAGATAATTTTAAATAATTCTTTGAAATAGTTTGCATATCAGAAATAAGGTTGTATGTTTGTCAAACAAAACAACGACAAAATTTAAAACCTAAAAACATGACAACAGCAACTCAAATCTTAAATCAACTAGGAGGAAGTAAATTCATCGCAATGACTGGAGCAACTTGTTACTCTGATGGTAACACTTTAGTATCAAAATTCAAAGGTTCAAAAATTGCAAACATTATGTATGTTACGTTGAACAGCCTTGACTTATACGATGTTAAAATCTGCAAATTCAGAGGAATGGATATTAAAGTTATTAAAGAAATAAACGGAGCTTATGCTGATATGTTAAAGCCATTATTTGAACAAACAACAGGACTAAGAACTAGCTTGTAAATTAACCAACCAAACAAGCCTCTGCAAATGGTGGAGGCTACACCAACTAAAAACAAAAAACATGAGCGCAGATATTAAGATAACAGATTTTGTATTCAAGCCAATCGGTTACGGACATTACAAAGTAACTTATCAGAGTCCAATAACAGGTAAACAATGGACAGATGCAACTAATGACATGCAGTTGATTGATCTCACGCATGGTTCACCTCATCCAACGAGAAAAGATTTAATGAAACTTAAAAATGTTTGCAAAAACAAATAAATTATTTTTATGATTATGTTTGCAATATCAAAATAAGTGTTATCTTTGACAAATCAAACAACAACTAAAAACGGAAAACATGAAAGCAACTATCTCAACACTCGGAAACATGACCTTCTTAAACTTCTTTAACTCAAAAGAAATTTATTCAGTAAAAGGATTTGATACAGTTAGAAAAGCTAAGAACTACGCAAACAAATACGGATATACAGTTTATGAAAAATTACCAGAAGAAGTTAGAGAGTTTCAATACTGCGACTAACAAACCAACCAGAGGAGGCACTCGCAAAGGGGCGGGTGCAAAGCCTAAATACAACGAACCAACTACAACTATCGCATTCAGAGTACCGATAAGCAAGGTTGAAGAAATCAAATCACTTGTAAAATCCAAACTAATTAAATACCTGAAACCATGACAATCGAAGAATTTGAAAAACTAACCATTGAGCAGTTAGAAATTGAAGAATTTGAATGCAAATCATTCATAGTAGGAATTGAAAAGACAAAAGGCAAAAGTCCTGAGTATAATGTCTATCTGATCACAGATGAAAAGAACCTTGTCGGATCACATTCAGATCCATTAAAAGCAATTCTAAGGGCAATATTTAAAGGATGAGCGCACAATCAGAACGAGCGCATGAACAAGCTAGAAAGTTTGTCCATCAGCATCACTACATGTACGCAACTGACATCGACTATTGGGTGCAGATTATCGCAATTCAATTACTGAACTTCCATCAGGAAGAAACGAGAGAACAAACTGAAACAATTGAACGAGAAATAAGCAAGTACTTATGACAGCGAAAGAAAAAGCAAAAGAATTATTCGATAAAATAGACACTGTTAAAGATGAATGGGGTAACTATCCAATGTGTTTTGATACTTCTAAACAATGTGCATTAATTGCAGTAGATGAAATTATGACAGCTTTAACAGTTATACATTATGGTATGCAATATCTTTCTGCGGTAGACTATTGGCAAAACGTAAAACAGGAAATCGAAAAATTATGAAAGCAACTCCGAAAAGATACAGAGATACAAGAGTGGTTCAATTACAAGGCAATGTTTATGAAGTTGAATGCGATGTTTATCCGGGCGAACCTGAAACAAGAGATTATCCCGGCAGCGGTGATGAGATCGTAATCCTTTCAATTATTTTAGACGATGAGGAAGTAATGGACTCACTCACGATTAGCGAAATAGTACAAATCGAAGAATTAGCTTTGGGATTATGACAAACGTAACTATCTACAAACGGGCGCATGAATTGACCTTTGTTCAGTTTTGCCGCTGGATGAGGAAACGTAAAATCCGTAATTCCAATAACGCAAGAACTTTGCCTTCCTCCGTGATCGAATGTAGTGAGGTTGGCAGCTCGAAAACAATAGTAACAAAATTAAAAGGCGCATTGCCTATTTACGAAGATCAAAATTAAATGTTTAATTAAAACCAAAAACATGACACTAAAAGAAATATTACATTCCATCGGCAACAGAACAGTTACTTGGAAACAGCTAACAAAGAAACTAACCGATTCAGGATGGGAAGCAGAACCAACGATCCGACATTTATTAAAGGCAGATAGTCTTTCAAAGATCGACAAAGGTCTGTATGTGGTAGGTGAACGATTCAAAATCAATCATGGCATAAGTAAGCCAGAGTATAAATTTGAAGAACCACAAATCAGATCAGTCAATCCGATATCACTTGAACAGGCAATTGAAATCTGCCGATCTCATGGAGTTGATTGCAGCAGGGTAACATCGGTAAATCATGGCAATGTTCGGGTTGTAACTAGAGTAATCCTATGAGCAAATCAGATCTTCACTTTCAATTGGTTAAATTCTGCCAAGAAAAGAACTACAAATTAATTCAAGAATACAAGTTTAATTGTGATCGAAGATGGAAGGCTGACTACTTTATTCCTGAGATGAATCTACTAATTGAGTACGAGGGATTAGGAGGCAACACAAGATCAGGTAACGGAGGTCATCAAACCAAATCAGGTTACACTTCGAACTGCGAAAAGTATAATTCAGCATGCATTCTTGGATATGACCTATTGAGGTACACAGCATTGAATACAAATCAAATGATAAATGATTTGCAGAAACTGAAATAATTTTTTTATATTTGAATCTGTTAGTGGGTGAGATCATTAACAAGTAAGAACTTTCATGCCTCATTTTATCAGACCGCCTTCGGGTATCTCAACTGATAACTTGGGGCTTTATTTTTTTACACTATGAAGAAATCATTTGTAATGTATGCTGATTTTGAATCAACTCTTTTAAAGTTGCCTGATGAAATTGCAGGAAAATTGTTTAAGGAACTTTTTAGCTACATTAAAACAGGGCAAAGGTATTCTGGTGATCTTCTATTGGAAATCGCATTAACACCATTGTATGAGCAAATTGATAGAGATTCAGATAAATGGGAAATAACAAAAGAAGGTAGAAGCCATGCAGGAAAGGAATCAGCAAGAATTAAGGCAGAAAGGAAAATTCAACAAACCTCAACAAATTCAACAAATGTTAAAAGTGTTGAACAAAATCAACAAGCATCAACAAATTCAACTGTAAGTGTTAATGTAAATGAAAGTGTAAGTGATAATGTAATTGTAAATGAAAATGTAAATAAAAAACAAAAGGGTGTTAAGTTTAATTTTGAAAATATTGAATGGTTTAAAAATGAGAAAGCAAACAAAGTATTTATTGACTTGCTTAAAAATAGAGTTGAACTTAAAAAAGCACCAACACAACGAGCAATCGAATTAATGGTGAAAAGAGCAAGGGAAAACTTTAAGACTTCAAAAGAATTAATTGAAGCTATTGAAAACTCAATCGCATCTGGATGGCCTGATATTTATCCACCAAAACAAACTCAAAATAAAGTATATCAACAAAAAACCTATTCACGATCAGATCACGGAATACATTTCAAATGATGGAAAATACATACGAACAATCAGTCATAGCATTGATTTTATCACATAACGGATATCATACCGACATATTAGCGAGAATTACAGCAGATCACTTTACAGATCCTCTTTGCAGAACTTGCTTTGAACTTTCGGCAACTGTTACGAAAAAGGGATTAACTCCTGATATTCTTTCAATCTCAAAAGAGGCTAAGATTTTAGGATTGACGATTTCACCTTCCGATGTTGTTGGATGGAACGCAAAGCTATCTTACCTTACTCCAGTATCCGAGTACGTTGATGTACTGATCGATCAATATGTGAATAATAGTGTAACCAAGATAATTACCAATTACGCTATTCACGATAATGGTTCGGATGGAGGATACGAAAAAGCAAACGCAATAATTAAGGAACTAACCGAACTGATTGATACAGGAAACGTATCTGAGGATATTATTAACATGCTTGACTTATCCAAAGAAGGACGAGAAGCATACTATAAACGTGAAGCATTAGCCGAAAAAGGTGAGATAAGCGGAATGATTACAGGAATCAATGCACTTGATAAGTTTACAGGTGGATGGCAGAATGAATTTATCATAATCGCAGGCAGACCATCAACGGGAAAAACAGCACTTGCATTGTTTCATGGAGTCAAGTCAGGCAGACCTGGTGTGTATATCAATCTTGAAATGCAAAAGGATCAGCTATTGCAACGACTTGTAATGATGGAATCTAAGGATCAGATTTATTCATCGAATCTTCGGGATGGGCGAATGACCACATTTGAAAAACAAATCTTTGAACAAACCATTGCCGAAATCGAAAAAAAGAAAATACTTGTTTATGATCGGTCAGGATGTGGAGTTCATGAAGCAATCAGAGTAATTAGGCAACAGCACCGAAAAGGAAATTGTGAATGGGCGATCATTGATTATTTACAGTTACTCAAAATGGAGGGATTTAAAGGTGCTAACAGGGAGCAAGAGGTGGCAAGTATCAGCCGAGCGTTAAAAGCAGCGCAAAAGGAATTAGGAATACCTTTCCTGCTACTTTGCCAACTAAACAGAAACCCAGAAGCAAGAGCAGATAAAAAGCCTGCTGTTTCAGACATTCGTGAATCGGGTCAACTTGAACAGGATGCTGATACAATCGGATTAATTTATCGTCCTGCATTCTATGGACTGAACAAAGAATCAGGCGAACCATACACGAATGAAATAATTTATTTGCTCGAAAAACATCGGCAAGGATCGGTCGGTACTGTTGAATTTATACACAATAAAACAATGAGCAGTTTCTTTGATTCAGACAATCAACCTCAAGAATATCAATATAAACCAATGGCGGCATCAAGTTTCTTTGAGGTCGATAAAGACGAACCCGAATTTTAAACAACACTAAACTCATAAAAACATGGCATTCCACATTACAGTTAATCAATTCAGAATCAATAGTCCAGAACGATACGCACGAGTTGGAGCGATGCTAGAGGACTTCATTTGCAATCACACATCGATCACCGAACTTTCGATCACTCATAAGCTAAGTAGTTATTCGGTCAACTTCTTTATTCAGCAATACTTCGGAAAACCTGATCAGCCGTTCATCGTTGATATAAAGGTTGATGTTCCGGAACAAAAACCGATTCCGATCAAACTAACTAAGTTATATCGTGAATACTTGGACACTTGCGAAAAGGTAGATCAACTCAGGCAAGCAATCGAAAAATTTGAAAAGAAACTTTAATTGTAATTTTGCGTACTTTTGTTAAATGGATTACAGAAACACAACAGAAATAAAAGCAAACCCAAAAAATCCGAGAGTTATTCGGGATGAGAAGTTTGCGAAATTGGTTCAATCGTTAAAGGACTTTCCTGAGATGCTTGAAAAAAGACCATTGGTTTGTTTTACTGATACCGATAAGAAGTTGGTTGTACTTGGTGGCAATATGCGATTAAAGGCAGCAAATGAACTCGGATTAAAGAAGCTGCCTGTAATTCTTGCCGACGATTGGACTGAGGAACAGAAGGCTCAATTTCTGATTAAAGATAATGTTGGATTTGGGGAATGGAATTGGGAGGAGTTGCAATCGGATTGGGATATTAAGCAATTAGAAGATTGGGGGTTGGATATTCCCGAGTTTGAAATTAAGGAGTTAGAAGCCGAAGAAGATGACTTTGATGTACCTGATGGGGGCATTGAAACAGATATTGTTTTAGGTGATTTGTTT